GAATGGGTGGTGGAAACTCATGGCCACAAGCTGGACACATTAAAACAGCAGCAGGAACATATAACTGACATTGAGGGCATCCCTTGACTGGTGCTTCGCCTTTAGAATCACCGCGATCATCCCTCTCAGGATTAACCTTATCAATAAAACCATGCCGCTCGACATTCTGGCCATAATCCAAAACAAGACAATCTTCTTTTCCTTCAAAAATTCTAGTTCCACGCCCAATAATCTGGACATATAAACCTGTCGATGCTGTTGCTCGAACCAGCCCAATCAAATCAACATTCGGGGCATCGAAACCAGTGGTTAAAACATTCACGTTTACCAAACATCGAAGACTACCGTTCTTAAATCTTTCGATCTTTATTTCTCTTTGTCTTTGATAATCCTCACCAGTCAAAACTTCGCAGTCAATAAAGCGATCAACAAATTCAGACTTCAACATGTTTGCGTGATTTATGCCACTAGCAAAAATCAACCAGCTTTTACGATCAGCGCCTAAGTCAACAATTTCTTCAACTGTATCATGTACCAAACGAGGATCAGATGCAGCAACAGCCAAATCACTTTCAATAAATTCACCACCTCGCTTCTTCACATTGGTCAGGTCGATCTGTTTCATGCCGCCTTTACTGATAACTGGAGCTAGATAACCCTGATCCATAAGCATAGTGACAGGAATATCGTAAGCAATGCCATCAAAAATTGCGCCTTCGCCTTTGTGCAAATATCCTGAACTCAAGCGGTATGGCGTAGCCGTCAGTCCAACAATCTTCACGTCTGGATTGCACTGCTTCAGGTCATCGATAAACCGACCATAGCGTGTGGTCGTTTTAGGTGGCAGCATGTGCGCCTCATCGATGATCACCAAGTCTGGAGCTGGAACCATGTTAAACGCTTGCTTATAGATGCTCTGAATGCCGCCAAAAGTAATTGGCTGAGTTAAATCCTTTTGTTTCAAAGATGCACTGTAGAAGCCAAATTCAGCATCTGGGTATAACTTTTTTAGTCCATCAGCGCCTTGCTGCAAAAGCTCTTTGACATGCGTTAAAATCAAAACTCTTGTGCCAGCAAATGACATGGCGTCCTTCACGATCTGAGCAATGATCGCTGTCTTTCCAGATCCAGTTGGCGCAACAATCAAAGGGTTTTCACCTTTTTTATTTGACCAATAATCATACAGGCCATTGATCGCGTCTTTCTGATAATCACGAAGCTCAAAAGTCATTTCGTATCCTATCTAAAAAATCATTGGCATCTTTTTGGGCTGATAAAATTTCTTCTTTGGCAATAAAAAAAGTATCAGGAGAAACTTCATTAGAAATATTATCCGAAATTCTTTTCTGAATTTTAGGCCAATTTGACTGCAATCCATAAAGGCTGATCAACCAACTCATAATGCAGCACATTTCTTCAAACTCAATGTCCTCTGGCAATGCAAAATCTATTGCGCCCAAAATTTCTAACATTTCTTCTGGAGTTTTCATTTCATCCTACCTTCAAACAACTCGCGGCTGTTTTCACAATTTCTAAAAACCTCACCAGTATCCTGATTCTCATATTCCACCCAGTCATCACCAGCGTCAGTCATTTCAAAATCCTTTGGCATCATTTGTGGAATGAATAGATGATTGTCGCAACAATCACCTTCCTTGTTTAGCACACAACTCCAAGTACCATCTTGTTCTGGTGTTGAATGACAACATGTTCGACAGTTTACTTCTGGAATCTTACAGCCATGACAAATCGCCCAATATGGACAAAACTTGCAGCGCCAATCGCTGGGATCTTCTGCAATTCGGGTGGGTGGCGTTTTTGCAAAGACAACTTCATGTGCCTTGTCCAGCAGCTTTTGAGCTTCTTTCCTGTTCAGCTTAATGCGCTCACCATACATTTCATCTGTATTTTTATTCACAGCAAAAAAATAACAGCGATCAATTTTAGATAGCATCATGCCAACCTGACATTGCGCCCAGTAGATCGGCTTTGTTTTCTCAAGACCCAGATTACTAAGCGCCTTGAAGTTTCTATCGTTCATTGTTTTAAACTCAAGAGTATGAGGCTTACTGCTTTCTTTAAAACCCTCACCAACGCCGTCCAGCGACAAGGCAAAGTGACCGCCACAAGCCTCAAAGCTAACTTGCTTACCAGTATCAGGATCTCGCTCCCAGACTGTCACGCCCACTGCTCGAAGGTTCGACACAATGCGATCCTCTTCACGATCACCAGTTTCAAACAATCGTAAAAGACGCCCTTCAAACTTAGGCGACCATGCGTGTCGAAATTGATACCACAAAGCTCGCCTGCACTCGTTGCCAATCTGACTACCGCCAAGATGACGCCTATGCTCGTTCTTACGTTTTTCTTCGTAATGTCGATAGATCGCCTGAATGGTTTCAGGAACTATATGTGCCTCAAGATTCATTTTTCTTTTTGTCTTTATGCTCGAAGTATTTCTTCAAACTAATTTTCTGAATTGTCATTTTCTTCATTTTCTTCTCCTTCTTTTCATGTAATGGGGCGACACGCGCCCCATCCCAAAAAAAGATATTATCGCTTCCAAGGTGGAGTAGATGATCCGTTTGAAGCTGCGAGCTTCGGTGCTGGCGCTGGTGCGGCACTTGCCTCACAAGGCTCATAGCCTTTGATATCATTAGAAGCATCATAGCCGTTCTCTGGTGGACGCACGACCACCTTAATCATCATAGGCTTGTCTCGAAGCTCCGCGCTGTCCTGTGGATTTTTTACACCCACCGCATTACAAACACTGGCCAATGTGCGCTGTGCAATCTGAACAGCCGTTTGATTCGGATTTTTTAAATTCAATCGATCAAAAACTTTACGTCCTTGAAATTCGCCTTCGATAATATCAATGGTCAAAAGCAAAAATGAACCAGTCATAGACTTGGTCTGACGTTCTTCAGTGTCTGATATTACAGCCTTATACCACCCATCTGGGAGTGGATCAAACGAGCGCATAGGCTCCACATTTTGTGTATCAAAAGATCTAAGATCCATAATTGATGTCCTTCTATATTAAATATTGTTGAAAGGGATTACCGCCATCAAACGTAAATGGCAGTGGTTGATCGATATTAAATCGATTTTTGGTGACGCTAGATGCCTGTGGAAAGCAAAGTATTTCGCGCTCACCAGTTGAAATGGCGCGTTTCTTTTCGCCATCGCCTCTCGTAAATGTCTTTAGTCTGATTAACCCAACCAGATCGACATTGTCAGTATAATGTGGAATGCTCTTTTTATGCATCCGCACCGTATATCGTGCAAACGGATCTAAGTCTGGAAGATCCAAAGTTTCAGTATCTGCGTGGCCAATAAACACAACGTTCATTCCATTGTCATAAGCCAAGGCTCCAGCCCATTCGCGGATCTGTCGATGCTTTTCAGAAGCAGCACCATAACCAGCGCCATACCCACCACCAGCTTGGCTAATCGATTTGGCTTTCGGATCTGCTGCCACAATTTCGCTTTCAATCATAGTGGCTAGTTGAGTTATGGAATCTATCACAACTGTTTTATAATTATGCTTCTCTGTTGCCAGAGCCTCAATTGCTCCAAGAACATCTTCGCTAGATGTCGCCAGTGGAAACAGACTGACATCTTCATTTCCCTGTAAACTCGCTGTGCCATCTTCAGTTCGAATAAACACAGGCTTTGGAAACATGGCAGCAAGGGTAGTTTTACCCATGCCACCCTCGCCAAACAGAGTAGCAATTATTGGTCGCTGACCTGTCGGCTTAGATAGTGATTTTAAATTTATGGCCATTACAGCACCTCTACTTTCACGCCGACTTTGCCAGCTTTTGTTTCAAACGCCTTTGCGATCTTGCGCCACATTACAGGCTCTTTTTCTGCCAGATACCGACAGCCAACAGCATCAGCAGAAATGCTGTGCTTCACTGGGTGCATATGATCTGGTATTTTGTTTTTGACTTTATCCCAAACATGCACGTCAACTTTACGACTGACAGGCTGTGTCAGTGTAACTTTATGCTCTTCTAATTTGTGGGATATTGTGCCTTCATCTTTGGCCTCAAGAGCCTCTGTGATCTGGCACTCAATCGCATGGCGCTGTGCGATTATTTCTTTTTCTTGCGCCTTAATTTGTAGCCATTCGGCGGCTAAACCATCAATGTTGCTCATGGCAACTCCTTTCTCTTTTTCACTCTCTATAAAAATCTATTTACAGAATTTATTTTACCCTGTAAAGATCTTTTTACAAATAATGCAAAAAGGAGCAAAAAATGGGTGAACTCATACCAATCGATGACATTCGAAATGCCTTACAAGACAGGCGTTTAACAGTGGTCGCGGAACGCTGTGGACTATCTCATCCTACAGTCAAGGCAGTCGCTGATGGTAACGAAGAAATCAGTGTGAAGACGTGGAAAAAACTCAGTGATTACTTGAGTGATTCGCAATGAAGATAGAAGATTATTGTTCACAACTTGGCTGGTATCTGGTCACCATACCAGCAGGATCAAAAGGGCCGACAAGATTTGGATGGCAGCAACCAGAAAAGGCATTGTCAGATCCAGAGGCAGCGCGTGATTATTACGAGAAAAATCCAACGCACAATGTTGGGTTGTTACATGGCGCATCAGGCACATGCGCTGTGGATATAGATAATGTCGAAAACACAAAGCTAATCTTCGAGGAATTAGGCATAGATTTTTCCGAAGTAATGAACTCAGCGCCACAAATTATTGGCCGCGAAAATCGAGGCAAGCTCATCTTTAAGGCTCCAGACGATCTGACTATGCATAAAATATCATGGCCAAGCAAAGATGATCCACGCAAAACAGAAACAGTATTCGAGCTTCGGGCTGGGCCTGTGCAAGATGTTCTGCCACCATCGATTCATCCAGACACTGGTCTTCCTTATAGGTGGTCTGGAATGCCCATCTGGGATGGATTACCAGACCTACCGCCACAACTTCTTAATCTTTGGCGTAACTGGGATAAACTCAGAACGCAGCTACAAGATATGTGTCCTTGGAAAAAAAAGGCAGAGTTTCAGCCCACCAGAAAGCCCAGACCAAAAGGGGAAAGCACGTCAGTAATCGATGCCTATAATGAGGCGCACGACATGCACACACTATTAGTGCAGTACGGATACAAACCAACATCGCGTGGCAGATATCTATCGCCAAACTCTTCATCTGGATTGGCAGGGGTCAAGCTCTTCGATAATGGTCGAGCCTACAGCCACCATGCATCAGATCCGTTTGACAGCGCACACAGCTTTGATGCTTTCGAGGTTTTCTTGCAGTACGAGCATCAGGGCAATGTGACCAAGGCGGTCAAAGATGCGGCACAGCTTTTGAACGTGACTCAAGATCCAGACTACGAATACGACAGGGAGGCCATTGAGCATGGCGCAAAGGTTGCCGCGCAAATTATGTCCAAGCCAGAAAAGAAAAACAAAAATCCACTGGATGATATTCCAGAAAATTTACTAAGTGTTCCCGGTGTTCTTCAGGATGTTTGTAATTTTTACACAGTCACAGCCATTAAACCACAGCCACAGTTTGCAGTCCAAGCAGCCATTGCATACGGATCTGTGGTCATGGGCAGGCGCTGGGTAACAGATCAGCGTAACTTTTCCAGCCTATACTTTCTGAACATTGGCGAGACTGGATCGGGCAAAGAGCATACAAAATCGGTATTAGAAGACTTGCTCGAACAGGCTGGTCTGGAAGCTCTAATCGGTCCAGCAGGATACACGTCAGCGGCTGGGGTAATCTCAACTCTGATCAAAAAGCCCACTCATGTTTCTGTAATCGATGAGCTTGGCCGTCAACTCAAGTCAGCAGCCGCAAGAGGTATGCAGCACAAGGCAGATGCGTTGACATCCATTATGGAGTGTTTTGGTCGGCAAGACGGTACGCTCAGACAGCAAGGCTATGCCACAAATGCACTGAAAGCATCCGAAGCAGAAAAACTGGAAAAGGCAGTCAAGCGTCCAAGTCTCACACTGGTGGGCATGTCAACACCGTCTGAGTTTCTGCAAGCTATTGGTGGTGGCGATGTTGCGTCTGGCTTGTTGAACAGGTTCATCATTGTGAAGTCAGCCATTGGCGTCCAGATGTCACAGAAAAAAAGAAAGTCATCAATATCTGAACGTCTGGCCGTCTGGTCAAAGGAACATGCCCATGCACAGATTGGCGATCTGGACACTAACAATGCACATGATCTTCCTCCGCACCCCATAGAAGTTCCATTTACCGAAGCTGCTGAAAAGATGCTGCGCGAATATGAGGAGCGTCTGGTCGGGGCAATGAAGAAGGAAAACGGATCTGGTCTGGAGGATATGTACAATCGCTCCAGAGAAATCGCCATGCGCCTGTCTCTGATTATTGCCAGATCAATGGATCAGGATGAAATCGGTATCGATGCAATGCAGTGGAGCATCGACTATGTCGATCATTACGCCAAGCAAGCAATTGAGATGTTCAGGGCAAATATGGCCGAAGGTCCGTTTCAAGCCTGCTGTAAGACAGTGTACACAAAGATCGAAGCTGCTGGGCTGGTCGGCATTACAGCATCTCAAATATCACGTACAGTTTCTGCTTTCGCTAACATGGAGCCAAAGCGCCGTCAGGATGTTCTGGACGCGCTGGAACAAGATCGCGGCATCCAAAGCAGACAAACAAACGCTGGGCAGAGAGGCAAGCCAAGGCTCGCATACTTTGCACCACCACAACATTGAGAGGAATATTTATGTCGATTAAAATTTTAGAGGGAGATTGTTTGCAAACTTTATCTTCATTGGAAGAAAAATCTGTAAACACTTGTGTGACAAGTCCACCTTATTTCGGGCTTAGAAATTATGGAAATGATAAACAAATAGGATTAGAGGAAACACCAAATGAGTTTGTAAATAAGTTGGTTGACGTCTTTAGAGAAGTCAAAAGGGTTCTAAGAAATGATGGAACTCTTTGGCTCAATCTTGGCGACAGTTATTGCGGAGTAAATGGATATGCTAGAGCAAGCGAAAAATTTCAAAGAAAAGGTCGAAATGATGCTCCTGCTAATAATAGAAGTTTATCGGCATTGCATAAAGCCAAAATTAAAACAAAAGACTTGATAGGCATCCCTTGGCGTGTGGCTTTCGCATTGCAAGCAGATGGTTGGTATTTTCGTCAGGATATTATCTGGCACAAGCCAAACCCAATGCCAGAAAGTGTGCAAGACAGATGCACCAAAGCGCATGAGTATATTTTTCTGCTCAGTAAATCTGCAAAATATTATTATGACAATGAAGTAATTAAATATGGACCAGAAAATTCTAACAAAAGATCTGTCTGGTCTATTCCTGTGGCATCTTATTCTGAAGCTCACTTTGCCACTTATCCACCAGAGTTAATCAAGCCATGTATTTTGGCTGGCTGTCCAGAAGGTGGCACAGTTTTAGATCCTTTTGGTGGATCTGGCACAACTGCACAAGTTGCAAATAACCTAAATCGAAATGCCATCTTGTGTGAATTAAACCCAGAGTATGTTGATATTGCAAAGGGGCGTCTGCACGACAGTCTGGGAATGTTTATGGATCTGGAGGTAGTAAAATGAAATGCGATACTTGTAAAAAACCTGCACTCTGTAGTTACAAATGTAATTGGTGGTGCGCGGAGTGTTTTATAAATGTTTTTATGAAAAAGAGGTCAACATGAAATCATCAACCATGATCGGCGGCAAGTCAGATCAATACAGCCGCAACAAGGCAGATTTTTACGCAACGCCACCAGAATGCACTATCGCGCTGCTCAATCGTTTTGAGTGGCTCTTCAGAGGGGGGCTGATTTGGGAGCCTGCTTGTGGCGATGGGGCGATCTCAAAGGTGCTGGAAGACAAAGGATTTACAGTCAGATCAACAGATCTTTATGACCGTGGATATGGCGAAGCTGGAGTGGATTTTCTGACCGAAAATAGAAGTTGTTCCAGCATCATTACAAATCCACCGTTTAATCTGTCAGAAGATTTTATCAAGAAGGCAAGGACTTTTCATATGCCATTTGCAATACTAACCAAGGCCACTTACTGGCATGCTGCCAGACGTTATGATCTGTTTAGGCGAAGCAAACCTATGGCCGTGATAGCCATGACATGGCGACCAGCTATGTCTCCAGAACGTGGACAAAGCGCAACTATGGATTTTATCTGGACGGTATGGGGCGCTGGCCCACAAAAAAACACACAATACTTTATAGAGAAAAGGCCAGAGATTTGAGAGATGAACACAACTTAAAACTCATTAATAAGATTATGGATCTGCAAAGTAAGATCACACTTTTCAAAAGCGAGATTGCCAAAATGGAAAGGGAAAAGGCTGAACTATTTGGCAAAATTCGACTTGAAAGAGAAGAAGATGATTAATGCAGTATTTATTGCAACACTAAATAGGGCAGTTTTTGGTATAAAAAACAACGGCTTAGTATTTAATGTATTTATTGCAATAATGCAGTCTATAATTAGTAAATCCATACCCACTCAGATACCTCCCAGAATGGGGGGAGAGTGGGTGGTAAGTAATAATACAATAAATAATATATATATTATATATACTATAAGAATAAGGGGTTTGGGCTAGGTGAATTAGTGCAGTCTGGCCCACTGCAATTATTATGCATTAAATGTAATTAATTTTATCTATGACACTTGTAATTTATGACAGATGGCTTATATATAAGGTATAGAGAGAAAGGAAATCGAAATGCTGAAGTTAAAAAGATTGTATGAAGGTCGCTACAAAATTGAAGGCCACAGCCGTGATTATCAAATCGAAATTTATCGCTCATGTGATGATCCAAAAACTTGGCGTTGCGATGGACATTCATTCTCGCGCTTGTCAGATGCAAAAGAATTTATGTTCACAGAGCTTAGAGAGGAAACATTATGAAATCACAAATCGCACTTGAGTTTATCAACAAGCATATCGCAGACGGCAAAACTATCTTGATCCGCACATATACTCGCATCACCAAGATCACGCCAAAGACAGTCAAAAACTTCGAAGAAGCAAATCACCCATTGTTCAAAATGAACAGCGCAAACGAATTGCTCATGGCCGAAGGCAAGCGTTACGTCTGCATCGCAACTCCCGACATGATGATGGTCGGCGTGTCAGCCCAAAATTAATTTACTTTGACTACTTGCAATCTATGACAGATGGCTTATATATAAGGTATAGAGAGAGGAAAGCAAAATGATCAAACTTAAAAAAGTATCAGCCACACAGTGGAACGGAAATGGATTTGGAACATCAACTGCCGAATGGTGTGTCAAAGGTGCAGAAAATATTCTTGTATACAAACTTGGATTACGCTGGGTAGCAGCAGACATCGCACACGGCATGAACCGCATCGTATGTCGCGGCGAAACTCGCGCTGACCTTTTGGAACTCATGGAAGTAAAGGAGATCGTGTAATGTCAACGCTTAACCCAAAATACGAAACCAAATGGACAACCGCAAAAAAAATGTTCGACCGCAAAATGCGTGATTTCAATGACGATGGGTCAAAAGCAATTCAATATTTTGTTGACGAAGCAGCCCGTCAAAACAAACTAGCAAAGCAATATCCGCAAAGCGTTGCGTACATTCGAGCAAGACGCGCACATAACGCTGCAACATACGGTATCAACTTAGCATTCGGCATAAAAAAGGAGATCGTGTAATGTCTATACGCAGAATGAAATACACCAAAAACGGATTCGATATCATCTGTCGTGTCCACGGATCTGGAGAATACGCCTACGCAGATATTCTCTGGAAAAAATATGGCGAAGATCATTACACCTATATTGGTCTGATCTACTACACAACTACAGATCAAGATGTTCCAACTTGGCATCACGTCAAAGGCGAAAGCCCAATCACAAAAAAATCTTGGCACGATGCCGCAAAAGATCTCTTCTCTGCCTTCTCAAAAAAGGAGGCAGCGTAATGCAACACAAATTCAAAAAAACCAGACGCAAAGGTGATCTTCAGTATCCTTGGGAATACCAAGGGTGGATGATCAACAGCAGTAGCAGAATGATGTACAACCAGTGCATTTGGAAGGCTTACAAAGATGGACAGCCAATCATCACGTCCAACAGCCTTAACAGTTTGTGCGTCAAAATAGATGAAATAATGGAAGCAGTCTAATGCAACCAAACTATGATACAGTCTCGCATTGCCCAAACTGCAAAACAAAAATGACAGCTATAGACTCAAGACAACATTCATTGTATGGCTTTCAAACAATTAAACGCAGACGTAAATGTTTGACATGTGACTTTCGTGCAAGCACAATAGAAGTGCCAATCGATCTGGCAAAAGACATATTCTACGAGGAATGAAATGAAACAAATATCAACGCTCAAAAACCAAATACAACACTTCACAGGTGTATTGGGTAGCTCGCAAACATCAATCAATCACATGATTGCATTCGCAACCATATGCGAAAATCAACCAATCACAAGCCATGACCTACACATCAAGCTAGGCTTCGAACAATCCACAACAAACAGACTCCTACACGCACTCGCACAAAATAATAGAGGCACAGGCTTGGGAGCCGAAGTCATAGAAATCAACATGATCAAAGAAGACAAAAGGCAAAGAGAAATCAAGCTAACAGAAAAAGGTAATGACCTAAAAAAGAAAATGTTTGGCAGTAAAAAATGACCGATAAAATATATAATGGAATTGAGGCAATCTCAAAAGTAGCAACATTAATTCACGAAAATACTGACATCCAGCCAAAAGATCGTAGGAAAGTAATGGCAGCAATACTGGAGCCAATGCTAAACGAAATATTCGGCAGCGAATATGAAAAATATAAGGAGGATAAATGATGGCCATTGGAAGTTACGACATTAATGCATATGCACTAAAACTAAGGCGCTCAGGAAAACTATTACGCGAAATAGGCGATGAACTAGGCGTAAGCCAAGAGAGAGCAAGATGTCGTGTTATATTCGGAGCCAGACAAGAAAAAGTTTTTGAACGCTCAAAAAATGCCACAACAATGGGTGACCTATTTATGTCATATAAACCCATGTACGCAATAAAACATCTGAATGCAGAAAATATGACTTTCACAGAGTTTCTTGAAAATATATCACAACAAAAACTTGTGGAAACAATACATATTGGAAAAGCAGCAGTTCAAGAAATACTCTACGAACTGCGTAAAAAAAACGTATCAGAAAAAACAATCCAAGACTGGCTAAACGTAAAATTTAAAAAGGTAAAAAAAGTAAAAAAAAAACGATGTGACGCAGGCATACCAAGAGGACCAGAGGAAAAATTTGAAACATGCCAGCAATATGTAATCCACGAAGGAAGAATGTTTATGGGAAGCCTATGCAATAAGCCACTAACCTCGCAACAAAAAAAATATTGCTCAATTCATAAAAGAGGTAAACCATGATCGTAAAATCTTGGAAATTTACCGGCTTCAATAAAGACATGCCAGAATGGATACAAAACAATACAAGCAAAAGACGTGGATCTCATTACATATGGGTTCACACACAGCAAGGCGAACTGCCAGCAAATAAAGATCAGTGGATCGCCATCGATCTAAAGGGACACCTGCATATCTTCGATAACAAGCCAGATGGAATAGGCAAAGATATGATAGCTGGATGCGCCTTCGTAATCATAACACTTGGAATAATATTCGGGCTGCTCATATGGTAAGTAAACAACTGGCAAAACACTGCTATCAGCAATACAAAATGAACCATCAAGGATATCACGGATATAAACACTGGAGCCGTGTGTTCCAAAACGGTAAGCACATAGCAAAAGCAGAAAATGCAAATATCAAAGTCGTAGGTTTATTCTCACTCCTCCACGATACACAAAGAATAAACGAAAACAGAGATCCACAACATGGATACCGCGCAGCACAATACGCACACTCAATCAGGGGAAGGCTCTTCGATATAACTGACCAAGAAATGCGACTACTTGACGAAGCACTTACATACCACTCAAACGGCTACACAGACGCAGATATCACAGTGCAAACATGCTGGGATGCAGATCGGCTGGATCTCACTCGCGTAGGAATAATGCCAAAAGCAGAAAAACTCTGTACACAAACAGCAAAAGACGCTATCTGTTAAATATTACTGCTCGATATTGGCTACGCCTGTGGCCAGTGCCTCATATACTTAAACCCACTTCGGTGGGTTTTTTTCTAAAAGGTAAACAAATGGCAAAGGCAAAAAAGAAAAATTCAGTCGGTCGGCCAAGGTTCGAGATCACTCCAGAGGTGTTAGAAAGA